CCAAGTGGATCATGCTAACAAGTACATTACGAGTTTGGTGCCTTCGTTGTTAGGTCCTGGGTTTGTGGATCCGCGGGAAGCGTCAGCTGAATTAGCAGCTACAGATTTAGCTTGTCTCGGCGTATTAGTGACTAGTGTTGGCGGCTCCTTGGTGGGGGTTTACGATTATTTTTTGGGTGATATGCATGTTGCAAGGTCGGCGCCGTATGCTTCTGCAATCAAAGTAGCAATTGACGGCTACTCGAAGAGTGCAGCTTCTAACTTGAATAATTTATCTACGGTTGCTGTGGGCGCTAAAGCGGTTTTGGGCCGTATGAGTCCTCGTCAATGTCGGGGGCATGGTTGGTAAATGTCAAGTTTACCGAGTGATACGTTTGCTGAGAAGCTTAGTAATTTGCTTCTGCAAAGCTGGGATCCTGAAGCCACTGGCTTGCAGGTTTCTGATGTTTTGTGGAGCCATGACAAATTTGAAACTATGATTTCACTTGAGCAGGCGTCTCAGAAAGCAATTGTTTCCACGTATAATCCTGCTAACCCCGTGACTATAGAAGTGTTAAGTCCGCAGACCAATTTTGTCCATGAAATCGTCGTAGTTGACGTTATTTTGCATACTGAGGTTTTAGGCGGCACAGACGCTTGCATTGCTGTTCGCGAATCAATCCGTAAATTAGTTTTAGCGGTTATTCACGGGATTCAGGTGCATACTTCCGATAGTTTGGAGGGGGCAGATAGTATTGCGGTTGAGGGCGAGTTTATTCGCGGTGAGTTGCCGCAGTTGCAACGTGAAGCTTTCAAAATTGTAGTTAACTATTTTGAGGTGGCGCCGCTGTGAGTGTATCTATTTCGGTTTCTGTTGAAGAGGGCGTTACTTCTGCTTTGCAACGGTTGATTGAGCAGTACCCGGAGGCTGTTGGTCAAGCGCTTATGCGTGTTGCTGAACGGGTTTTGCAGACGGGTAACGTGTTGGTTCCTGTACGCACTGGTTTTTTGAAGTCTAGTATGGGAGTGCGGCAGGATAGTAATTTTCAAGTGACTTTCTATGCGAATGCTCCTTACGCGGCGTTTGTGGAGTTTGGGACTCGGCGTATGTCTGCACGGTTGTTTATGACTCGGGCTTTGCAGGAGCATCAATCTGAGTTTCCTTTGGAGGTTGCTGGGGCCCTGCAACAATTGGAAGAGGCTTACTTCGGATAGGAGAAATTTTGATTGCTTTCAAGAGATTGTGATGGTTGTGCTTTGTCGTTGTATCAGTGTAAGCAGCGTTTTCATTTAGCTTTGAAGGGCGATAAAGTTTATTGTCCAAACGGCACAGCCCACTTGATTGACTAAAAATAGGTACTAATTAGCAACTGATATTTGTTGGAGGTGAAAGATGAGATGAGTTTTCTTGGTGTAGGAATTAATGGTGTAGTTCAAATTGGCAGTACAGCTATTGCAAATTTGAAGAATGCGTCTTTCAGTATTAAAACTGATACAGTAGAAGAATACGTTACAGGCGGGACAAATCCTCAGCAACCTGCGCTTTTAGCGGCTACTAATCAACATTATGAGCTTAAGGCTGAGCAATTATGGACGGATAACGCTGTGCTCACTGATATTATAGCTACTGGTACGCTAGTAACGATTATTATTGGTCCTAACGGTATAATTTCAGGGAAACCAAAATACACTTTTAGCGGATGCGTTTTAAACCAGTTTGATCTGAAGTTGGATAGTAAAAGCGCGGTCAGCAATAGTTTTTCAGCTAAAGCGACATCTGTTGTAATTGGTACCTTCCCATAGTTTAGGCCTTTTTTGGTTTTATTTTCCAGTTTTCTTTAGAAAAATTAAGGTAGAACAATAAACGTAAGGTTAGGAGAATGATTTGTTTGAGCGAGAATAATGAGGAAAAATTTGATTTAGAAGGTTTCAATCGCCTTAAAGGTCAGATGGAACAGTATGAGGCCACTATGCGTGAGCGCCTGGGTAAATTTGACATAAACGAAATATTAAGACATGCTAAAGACCTGCGTAACTGTTTCATAGAGGGCCTTGGCGAAGTGAAATATGTTATTCTTAGCGAGGCTGAAATCGCAGAGATCGGTAAGAAATATCCTGATGATAAACGTGAGCAAAACATGCATGCCCTGCTTAGAGCTATGGCGGCTGCTGACAGTGAAATCACGCTTGAAAAATTGAAGGCTTTGCCCTATGATGTGTCGCGTGCGTTGCAGGAAGCGGTTTTGAACGCGGGTTTTTTACCCGTCAAGAAGATGTCGAAGCCTGGCTTAATAGCCCCGCAAGTCCAGACGCTGGTATCCTCCAATCCATAGTTTTAATTTGCCATTACTACCCAGCCTATAATCTGCGTACTGTAGGGCAGCTTTCACGTCTTCAAATTCAGGTGCTTTTAGAAGGAATCCAGTTTATTCGGAACCTTGAAAAATAGGTGAAGTAGGTGACAACCTAAATGTCTGCAAATGTCGAGTTCAACATTACCGCTAATGACGATGCGTCTAGTATATTCTCAGAGGTCAGTACAAACGCTTCTACATGCTTCACTAATGTAACCACGTCAGTGGGTGAAGCAGCCGATAACGTGCAAATATCTAGTGCAAAAGTAAATACTGCTATGGGTTCTCAAAGCTCAATTTATCAACAGGCCTTAGATCAACAAGACGACATTAACGAGTCTTACGACGCAAGCACAGCTGCAGTTGATACTAATACCAATAGTACGACAAAGAATGCTTTAGCGGTTGGTGCTGCAGCGTCTGGTGCGGTGTCGCTTGTTGGGGGCATTTATGGGATAGAGAGTGCTCAGACAGCTTTAAGTAAAGTACATGTGACGGTTGAACGTGACACTAACTCAGTTACTTCGGCTCAGTTGGCGTATAACCAAGCGGTTGCGGAGTATGGAGGTAACAGTCAACAGGCTCAGCTTGCCCAAGCCAAGTTAACAGTTGCTCAGAATGCTTTGCAGGTTGCTCAGCAACGTGTGAGTGATACCCAAAATAGTGTAAATAGCAGCTACATGTCGTTTGGCACATCTGTTATCCCTGCAACCATCAGCATGTTCACGGGGTTATCAACGATTATGACCGCTATGCCAGGTATATCTAGCGCTATGAGCGGCGGCATAGGAGGCCTAAGCACCGCTTTTGACGGCTTAGACACTTCACTTATTGTGGTTGTGGCAGTTGTCGCTATCGGCATGGCTATTTATGAGGCGTATCAACACTGTAAACCCTTCCGTGATGCCGTCAACGAGATTGGATCTGTCTTGGAAGGCGCCTTTAAAACAGCTGTTACAGACATCTATAATGCACTTGACACCGTATGGAATGATGTTTTAAAGCCTCTGGGCGAGTTCATAGCCTCAACTTTCATCGGTTACTGGAATAGTTTAGAGACTGCTTTTAACACCGTTAAAAACGTTTTATCGGATCTCTGGCACGACGTTTTGGTTCCAGTCGCTAATTTTTTCAACGGGGCCTTTACTGACGCGTTAAACATAGTTATGACGCCGATTAACGTCTTCAAAACAGCATTAAATGACATCAATAATATCGGTAAAACATTGGAGGGCGGCTTAAACGCTTTAACTGGGGTTCTCAAAGTGATGTGTTTTGCGCATGCAGGGCCTGCAGCGGAAGAATTTAATAAGCAGCTGCAATCAGGTGTTGAGTTATCAGGTCAACTGACAAATAAGCTTGATCCCTTAAAATCGGGGTTGCTTGGTGTTGCTGGAAGCACAGCTAGTGGATCGGGTACGGCCTCTTCTCAAAGCCAAACTCAAAATCAACAGGACCTCATTAATGAAACAAAAAATCTAACGTTTATCATGACTAAATTAACTAATATTGTTCAGCGTGGCGGTTCAGCTAATCAAGATGTTGCGCAAGCATTGCAGAGGCGTATGTAATTGACTTGGAGTATAACTTATGGCTCGACAGTTGTTACTTTTCCGTTGGCGCCTCAAAGCATCGAAGATAACAATGATGTGAATAAGAGTCATGCGCAGGTTGAAGGCGCACAGAGCATTGTTGTAAGCGAGGGTTTGGATATACGTGCGTTGACAATAAAAGGTTTTTTTTGGGTTGCCACCCAAAACAAAGCGTATTTGGATGTTCAGTTTTGTAGTCCACTTCAGGGATTAAATGGCAAAGTTGTGACGTTAGCCTCGCCGACGTCACGTTATAATGGCACTTGGATGCTTATTGTGAAGAGCATCATTGAGAAAGCTGAGGGGTTGCTGCAGCGGTATACATATACGCTTAGTTTGGAGCAAGGCGCCAGTTTTGTTGTTTTAACTGAACCGTAAAAAATTGTGAGTAATGGAAATTATGGAGAGTTGAAAAAATATGCCTTATACTGGACCAAATTTGTGTCCGTGGGATCCCACAAAAGTTTTTCCTGATGTGCCCGCTTGGCTTTCAAACGTTTATTACTCTACGTTACCAGGAAACCATTATGGCGACGACTTAATTGTTGACTCTGCAAAACCGTATAATGGCTTAGCGAGTTTACGGCTTGATAATCCAAATAATTATCCGGGTTGTGTGTTAGCTGGACAAGTTGCTCGACAAGCTTCAACTTCAGGTATCAATTTACCAAATGACGGGTTACCTCATCATATCGTAATTATGGCGTGGTTTTACTGTGGTAATAGTTCATCAAGTTATAACGGTGTAGCTGATAACGGTATCAGGTTAGGTTGTGATTTCTACAGTAGCCTTAACGGCAATGGATACGATTTAGGTGGAACTTCACGTACAGACGGAATAATTGCAGGCACAACACACGATGACAGTACACATCAAACTTTCATTCTTTGGGGAACAAACGCTTGGGCGTTAATGGTGATGGATTTCACTTATGGCCCGACTATTCCGTATGGAGATCAAGGGTTGTACTCTCCTTCACCTTATACTGAGAACCAAGCTGTTACACCATTAAGTATTAGTCCGTGGGTTCAAGTGATGCCTGAAAACGATAACGGTTATGCTTGGGCTAACGCTATGGTTGTAATGATTGATCCTTCAGGGAGCTTAGGCGGAACAACTTACACGATAGCGGCTTCTTCTGACACAAATTCAACGATTAGTCCTTCAGGTTCAATTCAAGTGAACAATGGTAGCAGTCAAACGTTTACTTATTCAGCTGATTCAGGATACTCAATTACTCAAGTTCTAGTCGATGGCTCTCCTGTTTCGATTACGGGAAGCTACACTTTTTCAAGCGTATCGGCTAATCATACTATAGTGGTTTCTACTGTTTCAAGCATATTATTCACTCCGTCTGTTGTTCAATCTGGATCGGCTTCTGCCGGTTCAGGAGCTACCTCAATTTCTCCGTCAGCCATGGGAACTACACCTGTAACTGGACACGTAATTATGCTTACATACACTGAAAGTTCAGGCGATACCCCGGTAGCTGGAGATTATGGGATTTACTCAATCAGTCAAGGAGGAGTAACGTGGAATAAAGCACCCGGTTGCCTCAACGATACCGTTAATGGAATGGTAGCTCAAGTTTGGTACGGCGTAGTTGGATCAAGCGGGATAAGTGCCTCAATGACTATCACACTTGCAAATGCACTTCCGTCAACGGGAGCCGCTGAAGTTAATTACGCTGAATTTAACTGTCAACTTGTTAGCGGAGTCGATCAATCTGCACTTTCAGCCTATAATACCTCAGGTCAATCTCCAACTTTCACAGGACAAACAAACCCAACCGTAGCAGCAAATCAACTTGTTATCGGAGTTATCGGCGCTCACTCAGCCTGGGGCCAAGTTACGCCTCAAAATGGATTCGCGTTAATTGGCGGATCCGCCGTTACAGTGGGCTCAAACATTATTTCAAATGCTATGCTTTGGTTATCAGTAAACGTAATTGGACAATATTATTCAGGTACCTTATTCAGTGATGGGGGCGGACATGATTTTTTGGGTGCTATAGCAACTTTTCCAATTCAATCCGCCTCATCAGTAACCTTAACAATGAATAGTGCTTCTCACGGTGCTACATCGCCTGTTGCAGGTATTTATAGTACAGCGTTAGGCGATATCGCCGCAATCACTGCTATTCCAGCATCCGGATATATCCTTTTAGGCTGGACAATAAACGGTGTATCCAACGCTTCAACAGCTAATCCGTTGAGTTTAACAATTACAGGCAACATGACAGTTACACCAGTTTTCTCTGCAAGCTCTAATGAAATCTTAACCGTTACGGCTGGCTCAAACGGGTCAGTTTCACCAAGCACCAACTCTTATAATCAAAATACCTATGTAACTGCAACTGCTACGCCAAACACAGGTTACTATCTGGATCATTGGTTAAAAGATGGCTCAACCGTTATTCCAGCAACAGGCAACACAGTAACCATACTGATGGATACGGCGCATTCTATTCAGCCTTTTTTCTTGTTATCCCCGCAGCCAGCGGGGTTTGGCAAATCAATTACTGGAGTGTCTCAACTTCGCAGTGGACAGCGCTCCCGCAAGCAAGTCTTGACTCGCAGGGCATAATGGAAGAACTTTCGGGACAAGAACAAGCCGTTTTCAATGTCCCAAATACATCAACTAATCGATCAATTTTAGGCGTTGATTCTCCAACAAGCAGTAATGTGTATGTGCAGTTTCTTTATAGGGGAAATCAAATTTGGTGGGGCGTCTGCACAGGTGCACAAGCAGCCGCTACTAATCTTCAATGTATCGCTTATAACGCGGTTTACTTAGCGTTAAAACAAGCGCCTGTGCTTGTAACTTCTGACCAGAACATTTCACCTTTTGGAGGCCCTGCACCAGTAGGTATATCGCCGCCGATACTGCCCTCAAACGCTAACCCCATGGCGATTGCTTCAAACATTTTAAAATACGCTTATGGCGCAAATTTAAACGCTGATTCCACTTGGGCCAACATATTGGTGGGTTGGGGGGACATTCCAATGATTGGTTCCTACAACTTCAGTATTCTTACAGATAACGCGTTTAATGCTTTAGCGGCTTTAGCGCAATCGTTAAATCTGGATTTCTGGGGCAGCGGAACACCCAATGATATGATGTATAATATTGGAACAAGAGATGCAACAACCTATAGTGATGTGGATTTTCAGTATGAATCGTCAACGCAACGTGGTTTAGATCGAAGCCAATTAATCAATAGTGTTATCGTGTTTGGGACAGATGGAAACGGAAACAGCATTATGAGTGTTGCAGGTTCAGGGGGGCCAGTGCAGAAATATGTGTATAATCAACCAAGCAGCATCACTGAGTTATATAATATTGCAGCTTACGAACTGGCTTTACTGAATAATCCTTCTACCGGGGTGTCGTTAAGTGTTTTAACTGATGTTGCTGCGCTTTGGCATCCGGGGCAATATGTAACTTGTAATCGGGCTGACTTAGCGTTGGTTGGAACATTTGAGATTTTGCGGATAACTAAGGGGCCTGTTTTATCTACGGTTGAGGTTGAGAAAGCTATGCCGCGGTTAGATGTGAATTTGCAGAATTTAACGCAGCAAGTTAACGGAATTGCGTTAAATCAGACATAATCTTCTGTTTACTTTTCTTTTTTTCAGTTTTTTGGTTTCAATATAAGTTAATCGAGGTGAGTGAAATAAATGACAGTTCAAGTAAAGAGTAGTATATCAGTCAAGGCTCATAATATTTTGAAAAGCCTCAGCGTTCTCTTAATTGCCATTGGAGGGCTAACAGAAGTTACCTATCGTAGTCTTCCATACACAGATTACATTGGCATTGCAGTTGCATTTTCAGGAGTGGCTGGTTATTGGCTTGCAAACTACGCGGTAAATAAGAATGCTGCGTTACCTAGTGCGGAAGCTATAATTGCAGCGGCAGCGAAGACTTACACGGCAGTAAAGACAGAAGTAGTGACGAACCCACCAGCACCAATAAAGACTATTCTGCAACAATTAATTGATAACCCCGTTGATACTATTGCGGAGGCTGAAGCAATTTTTAATCAAGCAACAGCAAATTATAAAGTAGCAGTCGCTAATGCAGCAACACAAACCCCAACAACTTCTTAAAAGAAAGGATGCTTTTTCTGCATCTAACCCACACTTATTTTTAGACAAATTAAATTTTTGAGGTAGCGGAAGCTATCTTTAAAAAAAAGATAAAGGGACGGTTAAGCCTTTTTTTGTATGGCTCGCAAGATTAATTCGTTTTGCCTTATCATTATTTTATTTTGGTCTATGAGTGCTTTGAGGCCTGCGCCTAATATTTGGTCGGTGCTGTTTCCTGAAAGTAACGTTCCAAGACGCATCCAGCTTGTTCCTGCTTCATGGCTTGCTAAATCCATCATGTTCTCATAGATGCCTGTGCGAATATCGTCATCTGTCATTTCTTCAGTAACGATTAGTTCAACTGAGCCGTTCTCCAGTTTCTCATTAAGTCGTTCATGCTTCTTTTTTGAAGTCATTAAAGCCACTGTGTCTCGGAATCCGAAGGTTTTTGCTTCAGCGCCGCATTGAGGGCACTTTTCGCCTTCTTTCAGTTTTTTAGTAGGGCAATTCTGATTTGGACAGTAGTATGTTCCCATTTTTATCACCTCTCTTATGCGTAGTTAACGGGGTTCTGTTACCTTAATTTGCCTGTGGAAAAAGTAGGGTTTGTATTTGGCGGCCGTATTGGTTGCCTACTGCGGTTTTGATTTGTTGGTATTCATCTAGATTCATGCTGCATTTACATATGGGGCAGATGGGGCATCCGTCGGGGATCTCTTCTGGCTCGGCGTCAAGGGTTGATGCGGCTGATCTGGGTAACTGCGGAGGCGCTGAACCGAGCGTGGGATTAAGGTTAATTTCTTTTCTATCGGGAATCTTGACATTTTGGTGAACACGTGCACCAGAACTTTCACCGCCTAGCCTGCCAGTTTCTACTTTAATGGGATCTTTGCATTCTTGCGGTGTATATTTTTGAACTGTTCTAAGGCTGATTCCTGTTTGCTTAGCTATCTCAGCAGGTTTTAATCCTGCTTTGATGAGAAAACTTATGCGTTGGCTGAGTTCTTCTGTGGTGACTTTGCGTCTGTTGAAGTTAACGGCTAATCTAGCTAACTCAAGTTTGACTGGTGTGTCGATGGTTGGGACTGTTATTGTGTGCCAGTTTGCGTTCTCTCCGAGTCTGTGGAAGCCGTCTATTATGTCGCCGTTGATGTCTTTGAGGACGGGCGCGAGTTCGCCTAGGCCTTCTCTGGAAGCTGCAAGACTGTAGGGCGCTTCATCCTCTACCTCTTCTACTTTCTCTTCATCCTCTACTTTAGCTACTTCTACAATACGTGACGGGGCCGCATCAATAGCGGTTTTTATCGCAGGTACAGGCCCGTGATGATTATGGTTCCAGTGAATTTGGTACTCGATTTTGGTGTCAAATGTTTTGGAGCAAGCAGGACAGCTTATTTTGCTTGTTTGTTGAGCCGACATTTATCGTAGTCCTTCTTTTTTGAGCCATTCAGGAACAATGACGGTTCTGATTAGTTCTTGGACTTTTATGTCTCTCTTCTTTGCTTCATTTTCTAGGATCAGAAAAGTTTCTTCCCCGAAAGATTGAAGGATCTTTGTGGTTTTACCATGTCCATTTGCAAGGGTAACTTTAAGTTGAGCCCAAAGTTTTTCATCTAAAGGTCCAGAATAATGTGTGTCAACAACTTCTATGATTAGGGATTCTTTATCATTTTCAGCATAGATGTCAACGCGCCGATTTCCTATACATTTCTCAGTAGTGACAACGTAACCTTTAGCTCTGTAGTCGTTTGCTATTTGATTTTTCAATTTGTCGTGTGGTGACTGCCTTGTTTCAATCAGAGTTGACATTTTCTTACTTCTCTTTTTTCAGGATGTCTTTTTGTTTGTCGAGTTTGATTAATTCAAAGAGATATTCTGAGGCTGAGTTGAAGCCGAGTGTTTTTGCTCGGTAACTTGCCCATGCCCAGAGCTCTTTATCGATCATGAATATGTTTGTTCTTTCGTATTTGTGTATCACTTTTTGTCCCATTGTTTTTTACTCCTTTTACATTTTTAACTGTTTAGGTTGTATGTGTTGTATGTGTAGTAACATTTATAAAGGTTATCGTGTAGTATGTGTAGTAAGGTAAAAGGTTGATTGAAATGATGGCTCAAAAAGAATTTGACCAAAAAAACGTGGTTTCGAAGTTTCCTGCTTCGTTGCAGAAGTTTTTGTTTGCTGACGAAACAGATGTTGTTTGCCTATATGTTTCCGCTGATGTTTGGCAAGCGATTAATGATGCGGCCGTTACGCTGGGTTATCATTGGGTTTCAGGTAATGGTGACCGAGCAGGCCACTGGACTAAGGAGGCATAGAAAATTGATGTCTCCACAAGAACAGAAAAAGAATTTAGCGATTGATGAGCAATACAAATTATATTTAGAGCAGAAAGCTCTGCGTTTGGCTGAAGAGAAAGCCCAGATTGAGTTGAAAGCTGAGGTTGCAGCTGCTTGGGCCCAAAAAAAGAAAGGCACAGTTGTCACGACTCGGAAGGACCATATGTGTGATGGCTGTGGAAAATTGATTCCTTCAGGTACAAAATGTAAGGCTCCGTCTGAATTGGTGAATGTTTCCAGTCGAGGTTACACTATGCAGATTCTAACTAGACATTATTGTTTAAATTGCCGTCCAATTTCGGAGGCTTAACGGTATGCTTCCAAAAACCTCTACCTTCACCGTTTATGATGATGAGAAAGAAGTTGAACATCTTGTCAAGGTTGCTAAGAACATGGGTTACAAATACTCTGTGAAAGTTCAGCCTTTAGCGGGTTGCGATACAGGGAAAACTGTTACTTCTGTGACTTGGATTCGGAGGGCTTAAGCTGTGACTAAAAAACGCAGTCGATTAATCGTTGCTTTAATGCTTCCAATTTTAGTGCCTATGTTGCTTGTTGGTTGGGGTCTTTTACGTGTACAAATAAAAAAGAAGGAACCAAAAAAGGAGGCTTAGAGATGGAAAGTGAACATGACCAACTCATACGTTTACAAGAGAGAGTAGAAATTTTCCGTGAGCGTCTGGCAATACGTAGATTGCAGCATCAGAAAAATGGCGACATCTTTGCAGGTTCAGAGTGCTTTGCCATTACAGAACAATTCAATAGTATATTTGGAGAGACTTAAACTTGACTAATGTTAGATGTCCAGCAAAAACCTGTAAATGGAATAGTCTACCTGATAGG